TCTTGTGCTGATTCAAATGTCCAGCGAGCTTGTAGCTTGCGGGTCTTGGCTTCAACGGCTTGTTTTAGGATCTGCACTGAAATTTGCTTACCGCCTGTACCTTCCATCACTGCTGTTGGGCCGCCTGTGTAGTTGGCTGTTGTGCTGGTGCTGGATGGAACTGTGGAGTATGCTGTTGCAATCTTGAATGGGCTCAATGCTTCTTCACCGGCTGCGACGCTGGTTGCTGCTGCACTGGTATCAGTCAAGGATTGTGCATAACGCACACGCAGGGTGTGGATTTGACCCACAGGGCCTGTCATAGGCTGTACACCTACCAACTCGTTAGCAATAACTGTTGGCATTACACGTCTGATCACTGGCAGAATCACACGATTCAGGGTAGCAATGTTACCTGATGCTGTTGAACCCGAACTTGCTGCTTCTGACAAATAACGACGAGTGTTTTCTAGGATGACACTCATTGCAGTGCGACGGCCGCCTTTTAGGCCTTCCATCAACGCTTCTTTGGTTTCACCCCAGCGACCTTCTAGTAGTTCTTGTGACATTTAAGTCTCCTCTAAATTTCTTGTTATAACCCGGCCAAACGCTTGAGGTCGATCACATTGCTGCGATCTTCTTGTGTTTCCTCAACTGCTTGACTTGGGGCAGATTTATCGCCAGTTACTTCGGTTACCGATTCAACAATTACCTTACGAGCTTTTGTTGGGCGGGTTTCCAAAACTGCTGGTAGATACTTTTCAAAAGCATTCTTTAAACGTGCTGTTTGAACACTTTCAAGCAAATTACGCATGACTTCGCGCTTCTCTTCATTGAGAGGAGCCAGCAAATCATCCATTGTGCTTTGACGCTCATTGGACTCTTTGATCATACGCACTTCGCGTTCCTTGCTCTCGACGAGCACTTTTGCATGCTCGGCAAGATTGATGGCCTCGGCCAGACGACGATCTTTTTCAGCAATAACATCTTGCAGTTTGCGAACTTCGGCTTTCTCATTGAGATGAGTAGCACCAAATTCACTTGCAAATGCTTCAAAAATACGACGACCAAAGTTGTTCTCGCGAGCAGCTTTGATGTCTTCGTGCAACTGACTGAGTTCGGCCTTTAGATGACGGCTCACAGCCTGGCTCATCTTACCAGCACTTTCCTTGACGAATCGTGCTTTCAGTGACTCCAGTTTGCCACGTGCTTCACTGACTAAACGAACCTTGGTTTCCACCAGGTCCTTCTTGTCTTGTTGGAACTCTGTGATTTCACGTGCCAAAGCATGCACCACAAAGCCTTCTAACTTGCTCAGGCTTTCTTGATGCATCTTGCGGTCTTTACGCAGTTCGCCAATTTCTTCTGCCAATTTGGTTACCAAGAAGCTGTTAAACTTAGTGGCTGATTCTTTCATTTTTGTTTGGAACTTGACGCGATCTTCTGCCAGTGATTGCTTTTCGGCCTTCACTGCTTCGATCTCTGCTACAAGACTTTCTGTTACCATACGATCTAGGGCTTCCACCATCACTGTTTTGTCATGCTCATAGCGTTGCGCAAATTCCTCGCGGAGTTCTGCGCGTACTTGTTCACGAGCTTCACTTAGTTTGGCTTCCCAAGCTTCAGTGATCTCTTGACGAGTGTCCTCGTTGACCAAGTCGCTATCTAGTAATGGTTTTAGAGCATCTAACATGCCTTTTTCTCCTTAGATTTTGAGATCTTTGATCAGCTTTACTACTTCGCTTTTCAAAAATCTCTGTGCTTTCTTGTCCGACCCTGCGTCCTTGGCAATCTCCAGCAGTCGATGACCATACTTCATGTTCATCAAACCTTCATACACTGCTGTGGGATATGCGTGTGGTGCGCTGGGCTGGGCAACCACATCTACAGTGACAATTTCAAAGTCACTGACGTGTCCGTTGGCGTCGTTGACGTTGCCGCTGCCACGACTGCTAACACCTAGTTTCACTCCACTTTCCAACATGGTCTTGACCAGTTGTCCCATGGGTGTTGGTAGTATCTTGAGTGTGCCGTAACCAGCAGGACCATCCATCCACATTTTTTCAATCATGTGGCTCACACGATCAAGATTGATTTTCAAGTCATCGGGGTGATCAACTTCGCCCAGCACACTGTGACCAGTCTTGATTTGTTCGTTAATGGTATCTACTGCTTTGGCAATTTCGTTTACAGGATATACTCGCTCATTGGCGTTGCGAACGCCACCCTCGATGCAAATACCTTTTAGCTTGAGGATTTTGCCCGAGCCATCCGCAGCTTCCTCAGACAAGACTTCTGCCTTGGCCTGAGTGAAGCTGAGATGTTCTCTTAGATATCGAGCCATATCTTTTTATTAAGCCTTAGGGAAAGGAGTCTTGGTGTTGACGCCGGTGGCCTGTGCCAAGTGTGGCTTGGTTGCTGGAGTCATACTCTTACCGCCTGTGGCTGGGGTGTTTTGAACCTTGCCAATTAGTTCTTTGGGTGAGTTTGTGTATGCACCGGCTGCGTCATGCTTGCCGTTCATAGCGTTGCTTTCACCTGTTTTAACTGGCTTTGCTTCCATACCTGCTTGACCGCTGTTGGCTGCATAAACGGCCTTTTTGTTGATGCCTGCTTCTTCAGACTTGACTGGTGCAGGAGCTGCTTTTAGGTTGATGTTTTCAGCCATGGGCATCATTTCTTCTGTGTCGTCCACTGCTAGTGCATCACCTTCCATGTCGCTCATGTCTTCGCCGTCGTGACCTTCAGCACCTTCATCGCCCATCAATGCTTCAAATTCAGCCATGAGTTCGTCTAGCTTGTCCTCTAGATCAACTACGCGATCTTCTAGATCGGCTTCATCATGTGCGTCTTCGATGTCGTGTGTGAGTTCATGACCAGCTTTTTCTGCTTTGTCATCAAACTCGGCATCATCTTCACCTTCAGCCATGCCTGTTTCTTCCATGTCTACTTCGTGCATGAGATCATCGGCAGCATCGCCGCCCATGGCACCTTCTTCCATGCCTTCGTCCATCTTCTTGTGCTTTTCGTCGTATTCGATGTCTTTGGTGACTTCGCGACCAGCTTTTTCAGCGTGCTCGTCTTTTTCGTGCTCGCTTTCTTCTTCTAGATTTTCCTCATTCATGAGGTTTTCGTAGATTTCGCGGCTTTTTTCCACAACGATGTCGTGAAATAGCTCACGTGCCTTGGCGTCATCGTCATTGATGACGTATTCAATTAGTTGTTCAAATTTGTTCATGAGTGCCCTCCAAAAGTTATGGCTCGTGAATATATTTACATATATCTCGAAATAACTGTGCTTTTAGGGCTCAAAAACCGCCAGAACGGCAGTGTTAATTTAGACTGGTGCTGCAGGTGCCGGTGCGTACTGTCGACGAATTTTTTCTAATTTCTCTTTGAATTCAAAACTGCGAATGTCGTTCATCTGACGTAGTTTACGCAGTTGTTTCAATGTCAAACGAGTCTTGCGCAGGTCTTTTAACTGCAATTGAGTGTTGTCATCACTCAAGTCTTGATAAGCGCCTGGCTCTCGTTGATAGATTTCGTTCAGTATCATACAGATATTTATACAGGACCACCGGCACTGACACCGGTCACGGCAGCAGCAGGAGCAGGTAGTGTCCGATAAACCCGTTGTTGTCATTGGTGCTGGTTTAGCAGGATTAAGTGCGGCGCTGACACTGCAGGAAGCTGGTGTCGATGTTGAAGTGTATGAAGGTAGTGATCGAGTCGGTGGGCGAGTAGCCACAGATATTATTGATGGTTTTCGATTGGATCGCGGATTTCAGCTCATTAATGTTCGCTACCCAGAGATTGAAAGACTTAATCTTGTCGACGAACTTGATTTTAACTATGCAACACGAAGTGTGGATGTTTCTTTGGGGTCACGCAGATACTCACTCGGTGATCCACGAACTGAATTCCTCTCCGCATTCAACAAGCAAACTGGATCGATAGGCGAGAAGTTAGGATTTATCCAGTATCTCCTTCGTTCATCACAATCAAATAAGTCGGTAGCAGATGAGTTGAGACTTTTGGGTTCTCTCTACACGCGAGTACTTAAGCCTTTTCTCACCGGTGTTTTTCTTACCTCACCTGAATCAGTCGAGTCAGTAACCGGCAAAGATCTCATCCGAACATTCATTTATGGAAAACCAGGCCTACCAAGTGCAGGGGCAGCAACTTTGCCTAAGGTTCTTGCGACAAGAGTAAATAGAATCAATCTGAATAGTCGAATTGATTCTTTAGCTCAATTTGCTGGGCAGAAAATTATTGTCGCGACAGATCTCACCACCGCAGCGCAGCTCTTAGATATTTCAAATGTTCCTAAGCTAGCTACGAGCACAACGTGGTATCACGAGGTTCCAA